CGGCAGCTAGCTCATCACTAGGACCATTTGATATAACATCTAGCACACAGAAGGTAGATACACGTGCGAGGGCCAGAGCTATAGCTTTAAAAGTAGAAAACACAGCAGTTAGTCAGAGTTGGAAGTTAGGGACTTTTAGATTAGACACACAACCAGATGGACGTAGATAATGGCAAAGATAGTACAGGTATTAACAAGACCAAGTAAAGAATATGATTTATTTACAGCAGAGGCTCAGGTTAGAGACCTTGATGCAATAGTAGAAAAATTAAATACTACGTTTCAACAAGAATTAAAAGATGAGGTAGAAGCCGAAAACTTCTTTTTAAATTAATGGCAAATAGTTTTATAAATAAAAAAGTAGATTTAACTACAACAGATTTAACAAGTTTATACACAGTTCCAGATTTTAAAACATCTGTAGTAAAATCAATATTAGTATCAAACGATTCAGGATCTAGTTGTAATTTAGATGTTACACTAGTTAATGCATCTTCTGCTATATTTAGTTTATTTAAAACTAAAGCAGTAGATACTAACACAACAGTAGAATTATTATCTCAACCATTGGTTATGGAGGAAAAAGAGATATTAAAAGTACAAGCTAGTGACGCGAATGAGCTGCACGTCATAGCTTCAATATTAGAGATACAGCCAAGAGAGGTAACAACATAATGATAGAACTACAACCAGATAAGATAATAGAGAAGATAACAAATAAGAAAACAGGTGAGAAATATGAAAACGATAAAGAGTGGAAAGACAAGGGTATATCGCCAGAAGACATCAGAAGAGATGTAACTGTCATAATGCCGAGTCTTGATTTATTAGGTAAAACAAAATAGAATAGAACGATGGCCATAACTAGAACTCAAATAGCAAGACAACTTTTACAATTCGGTGGCGGTGCAGATTTAGGTGCAGGTGCTACTGGAATGGGATCTGGATCGTCAGGTTTTGGCGCAGGTAGAAATGGTGCTGTCGATACAGGTGATTTTGGTTCTCAAGCAATGAACGAGGCTGCAACTGTTGCAGCAGAGCGAGCTTTAGGATCTGGTAGAGATGATATTTCACAAGTGCTTAATGAAGCTGAAAGAATACGTAATAGAAGATTTGCTGTTGAAAGACCTACACTTGGAATGACATTAGCAGATTTAGCGAGAGGTTCACTCGCTGGCAGAGCATTAACAGGTCTTCAAGGTTTAATAGATAGATCAAGATTAAAAAGAAGTGCTAGATTTCCTGGAGAGGATGAGATGGCTAAAGATAGAATAGCTGAACTCATAGATCAACAGAGAGATGAGTCAGATGGTTCACAGATAGTTTTACCAATAATCCCGAAACAAGAACCAATCATTACAGAAGATGAAGATGAGGAAGAAAAACCAATTGAAAGATCTTTAGCATTTAGAGCCGATGGCGGTAGAATAGGTCTTCAAGAAGGTGGTGGTATCGAACAAAGATTAGAACAACTAGGTGGTGATGTGACCTCTGCAGAGCAGGTGTTACAAGGTATTAATCAAAGATTAAAATCAGCTGAATCTAGTTTAGGTTCAGGTGGTGGTCTTGGTGTTTTTCAATCGGAAGGTCCAGTAGGACGACCACTACAATTACCTAATATTCAACCTGGTGCTGCTCAAGATTTAGCAACACAAGTAATTCAATCACCACAACAAGACCCTAATATTTTTGGATACGATCCTAGTGGATCTTTTAATGCGCAAGACGCTTATGCTGCTGCACAAAAAGCTGCTCAAGAATCAAGAAAATCAGGATTTGCAGGACAAGTGATATTACCTGGAGAAATGAGTTTTGAAGATTTTTCTAATATGTTTGAAAGAGGAGGTTTGCAACCATTAAGAGCAGCGGGAAGTGATAGTTTAGCATTTCCTAATTTACAGTCATTAGGTAAACCAATAGATTTTGTACCAATGCGAGGTGGAGCAGAAATGTTTAGAAACTCGGGCATACCAGCAGCAAGTTATGCGGATGGCGGTGATGTTGTAGGCGGTGAGTTTGATTTTGAATCTGCAAGACAGATGTATGGTCTAGGTAAACTTGTTAAGAAAGTTACAAGAACAGTTAAGAAGATTGCAAAATCACCGGTGGGTAAAGCTGCGATAGCAGCAGCCACTATAAAATTTGGTGGACAAGGTTTAGCAAAAATTTTTCCCACTACCTTTGGAACAACTGCAAAAAGTCCTTTTTTAAGAGCTATTGGTAAAGGACAATTTTTTGGAGACACAGGGATATTTTCTGCAGGAAAAGATTTATTATTTGGGCCTAGTGCTGTAGGTCCAAACGTGCCTACAGGATTATTAGATAAGATAGGTGGTAAAGCAGGGCTTGGCATAATAGGAGTATCAGCACTAGCAGGTTTACTAACACCAGAACAAGAGAACGAGGCACAAGCATTAGCAGATAATACTGGTATAGATATAGAGGAAGCTAGACGATCTATATTAAGAGCAGGGACTCGTGATGATTTTAGAGCAAGAGCATTTAGAGCTGAGGGTGGTTCTATAAAAGAACCA